TTGCACTCCAGATGTGCAGTCATTGACTTCTCAATTAAAGGAAAAGAACGTCAGGAACTTGCAGGAAAGTTCTACCTCCGCCTCCAACAAATCCTCTCTACAGAGGGTATTGAATATGATAACAAGGTCTTGGTAGAACTTATTCAGAAACACTTTCCTGACTGGAGACGTGTTCTAAATGAACTACAGAGATATTCTGTAAGTGGTAAAATTGATACTGGTATTTTAGCTACATTTAGTAATGTAAAAATCGATGAACTTTTTAAAAATCTCAAGGATAAAGAATTTTCTAAGGTCAGAAAGTGGGTCGTGGATAATCTTGATAATGACCCTAACGTTCTTCTTCGTAGTATTTACGACGGGATATATTCACACTTGGATGGTAGTGGTATCGCTGCTGCTGTTCTCATTATTGCTAAGTATCAGTATCAAAGTTCTTTTGTTGCTGATCAAGAGATAAATATGTTGGCTTGTTTGACCGAAATTATGGTGGAGGTTACATTTAAATGAATAAATTTATTCCTTTTTTGTTGATGGGTATTTCTACACCAGTTATGGCACATGAACTCCCCTATCGTCATTCTCATGAAATTGTTCGTGCAAATTATTCACAACCCGGTGGTTCACAGCAAACAAAATGCTTTAAAAGAATCTATCGTGAAGAGTACGTACCAGGAACCAGACGTAATCCTGGATATGTAAAGAAGTATAATGAGAAAGTAAGAGTTCCTTGCGGTAAGTTTGAAAGAAAACCAAAATTCAATCAACCCGATTACCATCCTAGATCAAATTCTTCTAATACGGACGATAACTCTTGTATTGAAGGAGCTATTATTGGTGGTATAGCAGGTGGTGCTGCGGGTGGTACGCTCTCTACAAAGGAGAACTGGATTTGGTCAATACCAACTGGTCTTGTTGGTGGAGCCCTTATTGGATGTCAGATTGATGGTGGTTGATTACCCACTATAAAATTAGTAAAAAATATTGAAAAACTATGAATGTTAAAGTATTTCGTATGTCTTCAGGTGAAGATGTAGTTGCAAATGTCATCGAAACTAAAGATAACACTATTGTAGTCTCAAATCCTATCGTTGCTTTTAATCAAGGTGATGGTAGAGTTGGTTTTGCTCCTTATTCACCACTTCTAAGACGTGATGAGAAAGAGTTGGAAATCAACACACGTTGGATTGTATATATTGCCAATGTTAATGATGAACTGGTAGAACAGTATGAGGAAATGTTCTCTACTATTAAGACTCCTAGTAGTAAACTTATTTTGTGATTTATGTCAATTGAATTGAAGGATTGGTTGAACTCTCTCAACTTTACAAAAGAGAATCTTCTTGAAGAAGATTCAACTCTTATCAAAGAATATCCTCCTTATATTATTAATCGTTGTTTTTCTGGACACCTTGATTGTGTATTACTTGCTAATGAAATGAACAAATATCATTTCTTAGATAAAGATATGCAATATAATTTTTATCTAAATATATTGAGAAAGAGGAAGAGATTCTCTCCTTGGATAAAAAAAGAAAAGGTATCAGATTTAGAGTTTGTTAAACAATACTATGGTTATAGTACTGAGAAAGCATCTCAAGTTCTGAAAATACTATCTAATGAACAAATTGAATTTATAAAACAACGACTTGACACTGGTGGAAAAAAATGACCCAAACTTCTGAACCTCAGGTAAATTGGTCTCAAGATCAAATGATCGAAATCAGACTTAATGAACCTGATGATTTTCTTAAGGTAAGAGAAACTCTGACACGTATTGGTGTAGCTTCTAGAAAAGAAAAGAAACTATATCAATCCTGTCATATCCTTCATAAACAAGGAAAGTACTTCATTGTACATTTTAAGGAACTATTTGCCCTTGATGGTAAATATGCAAACCTTACTATCAATGATGTTCAAAGAAGAAATCGTATTACAAAACTTCTTTCTGACTGGGGACTTATTACTATTATTAAAGAAGATTCAATCATTGACATTGCACCATTGAATCAAATTAAAGTTCTTTCTTACAAGGATAAGGGTGATTGGACACTGGAACAGAAGTATAATATCGGTAAGAGAGGAAAGACTGAAGAAGGTTGATAAATAGTTTCGTGCTTTTCGTGCGGCACACTCTACAATCGGAACACCCTATAAAGAGATACGGTTTTCACCATATCTCTTTTTTTAGTTTTATGGTTAAATAATATTGGACGCCGTAAGGGTCCACACAAAACAATCTCGCTTATCAAGGAGAAGTCACATGTCTTTAGCAAAGTATAATGCTGCAAATTTGGATCAGTTAATGGACAGGATTGCAAGAAATTCTATTGGAATGGATGAATATTTTGATAGAGTTTTTAGTACATCAGTCAATAATTATCCTCCATATAATGTAATTCAAGTAAATAGTAATGAAACAAAATTAGAAATTGCACTAGCAGGATTTAAAAAGGAACAAGTAAATGCTTACACCGAGTATGGAAAACTTTTTGTCAGGGGGCAAAAGGAAGTATCTGATGAAGAGGGAACATTTGTCCACAAGGGATTGGCTCAAAGAAACTTTGAAAGATCCTGGACACTATCTGAAGATACAGAGGTCTCAAACGTCGTATTTGAAAACGGACTTCTATCAATTACCTTGAAGAAAGTCGTTCCAGAACATCATCAACGTAAAGATTATCTCTAAATAGAGTATCGTCGCCGCAAGGGGTTCAATGGCAAAATCCATTGACACCCCTCTTTTTTTATTGTATAATTAGTTTAGAAAAAAACTGTAAAAAAATGAGTGTTAAACTATTACTTTTGAAGTCTGGTGAAGACGTAGTTGCAGAAGTACAAGAAATGGTTGTAGAAGAGAAGGTGGTTGGTTATTACCTTAAATATCCATGTAGTGTAAAACTCATTACAGAGGTAGATAACTCGGAAGGTATTTCTAAAATGCCTTCTAGGATTCAACTTCTTCCTTGGATGCCACTGTCAAAAAATAAAATTATTCCGGTTGTATCGGACTGGGTAGTTACAATGACTGAACCTGTTGATCAACTCGTAAAAATGTTCGAAGATGGAGTACAAAAATATGAAACCAATAAAGGTTCTAATTCTGACGAATGATAAGATTCTGATTACTCAGATTGAAGAAATGTCTGCCGAACTCGGTGAACCAGACTGTAAAATTACAGAACCATTCACATTACATGAAGATGGAACAATGTCTCCATGGTTAGTTGATGTTACAGGACAAAATGAATTTATGATTCATTCCGACAAGATATTGACTATCGCAGATCCAAACAGTAAACTTAAGGACAAATATACAGACCTGGTTAAATAATGAGATTTTACACAAATGTCCAGGTCGTTGGTAACAACTTCCTGGTTCGTGGATATGAAAATGGAAAAAGTGTTATTTTCAAGGAGGAATATTCTCCAACTCTATTTGTCAAATCAAACAGAGAAACAAAATATAAAACACTAGAGGGTGAGCATGTAGAACCTATTAAACCAGGTACAGTAAAAGATTGTAGAGAGTTTTATAAGAAGTACGAAGATGTAGATGGATTCAAGATTTATGGAAATGATCGATATGTATTTCAATATATCTCTGATAAGTATCCTGAAGATGAAATCAAGTTTGACATTAAAAAAATTAATCTTGTAACGATTGATATTGAGGTTAAATCGGAAGGTGGATTTCCCGATCCAGATTCCTGCTCAGAAGAATTGTTAACCATCTCTATTCAAGATTACACAACTAAAAAAATTCATACATGGGGTAGAAAACCATATAAACCAACAAAAGATAGTGTAACTTATTATCATTATGAGAATGAAATTGATATGATCAATTCATTCTTATTTCACTGGTCAAGAAATCCACCAGAGGTTGTGACTGGTTGGAATTGTCGTCTATATGATATTCCATATCTTTGTGGCCGTATTGATAGAATCATGGGCACAAAGAAAATGAAAATGCTTTCTCCATGGGGAATTGTTAGTCATGACACTGTTTTCATCACTGGTCGTGACTTTAATGTTTACGACATTGCTGGTGTTACAACACTAGATTACTTAGAACTTTATAAGAAGTTTACTTATACAAACCAAGAGAGTTATAGACTTGATTATATTGCACAAGTAGAACTCGGACAAAAGAAACTAGATCACAGTGAATTTGATACTTTCAAAGATTTCTATAATGGTAACTGGAAAAAGTTTGTAGATTACAACATCATTGACGTGGAACTTGTTGACCGAATGGAAGACAAGATGAAATTGATTGAGTTGGCACTCACCATGGCTTACGATGCTAAAGTAAACTATGTCGATGTGATGTATCAAGTGAGGATGTGGGATACTATTATCTACAACTATCTAAAGAAGAGAGATATTGTCATCCCCCCTCGTGACCGTTCTGATAAGGATAAGAGGTATGAGGGAGCATATGTAAAACAACCAGTACCAGGGGTCTATGACTGGGTAGTATCGTTTGACTTGAACTCTCTATATCCTCACCTGATGATGCAGTACAACATCTCTCCAGAGACTTTGATGGAGGAGAAACACCCTTCTGCAACTATCGATAAGATCCTGAATAAAGAAATCACTTTCGAGATGTACAAAGACTATGCGGTTTGTGCCAATGGTGCAATGTATCGTAAAGACATCAAAGGATTTATGCCTGAGTTAATGGAGAAGATGTATGCAGAACGTAAAGTCTTCAAGAAAAAAATGTTATTGGCAAAACAAAAGTTGG